AACCAGAAATTGATTTAGCACCAAGTTCATATTTTGTTATGAACTCAGTACTAGATTCAAAATCAGCCAGTGCCGCCACCATTTCCTTAAAAGGAACGGGTGAGCAGTCTGTACCCTGGACGTAATATCGTTTCGCAAACTCTAGTACTCCCTTTCGAGAGACTAGAGACTTGTGAATACCGATACCTACGCCCAGAGTTTCCATTAGTGTCAGGTATGAACCCGCAACATCCCCGTTAGCGATAATAATATCGTCACCAAGAACTGCGTAATCTCAGAAAGAACCCCAAGTATATCCCTTACGTGCTGCCGCCCAATGTACAATAAAGTGGTGCGTCAATGCAAGCATTGGTCAAGATGACAATGCACCCATTGGCTGGCCCACTGCATAACGAACGGTCTTTGGCAATTCGCCCTTCACAACTACGCCTTTCGGCAACAGCTGAGGCACAACGTACGAACGTCCTACCAGTAGGTGGCTCCAAGCCCAACCAAAATCTCATCCGAAGATTCAATTTAAAAGTTGAGCCTGAAGACGCACTGGCAGTCTATCCGTAGCTGCACTTAGGTCATAACATCAAAAGCGGGTTTTCCCGCTATCAATGAGTGACTGAACAGGAGCAAATTGATCAAAGGTTCCGTCGCTAGGCAAGCGTTCCAGCTTCTTGAATACAAAATCATGAAGTGGACCCAGTAATCACTGAGTCCAACACTCGACCATTGCGAACACTCGAACCTTACCGGCTGCCTCTAACTTTAAACCCAATTTTCCAACTGGGAGAGTTATCGGCTTAACACCGGCTTTTGCCTCCTTCCAAACTCTTGCGAATCTACTACCTTGCGGTAAGTACATTAGCAATCTTTCGAAAGAAGGGTACACTTCACTGGCCATTAGGAAAGAAGCGCCGTAAAGGATCCCCTTTGGGGACCACGAGACCTTCTGTCCTTTACCTTGGAGACAAGGTGTTGACTTGCTCAACGGTCTGAAATCGGGATCGTCTAGACGGGTTTCCCCCGCCTTGAGACGCAGGACAATAGAAAGGAAGGAGTTTATCGCTCTCTTCATCTCGGGCTCCACGGAAGAGTAATCTCTTCCGGAGTCGGTAATAGTTGACAGCTTCAATGTACCTGGAAAGGTTAAAACTCGATAAATCGAGAATCAACTTAACCAAATACGAAGAAGTGCTCTATCACCTTGTCTAATACGTCTACGGTGTTCTCGGGGTATAATCCCCGGGAGACCGCCACGATCTCGACCCACAGCAGCCCCAAGGGACTGACTGGCATGTAATCGATGACCCCCCACGGTCTGCATAGTAAGAACATAACAATTCTTAGTATACAGAACGAGCCCCTTACGCCCTTGCGAGCGCAAGAGGTTGGAGTATCTACGAAGACACACAACCGCTGAACGAGCCAATGCTGCAGTGTTACCCCCACGGATAGACCAGTTGACCTTTAATAGCCAATTGATCCACCCGCGACCTCCCTTTCGAGAGATCATACCATTTAACATCTGAAGAGTTCTTTGAACATCACTACGTTGAGAGGAAATTTTGTTTCTTTTCATGTGTGAAGTTCAAAGCTTTGGATACTTTGACCTACGACCCCGGTTCACCGGTATTCTTTACGGTCTCGTCTTTAGACGAATTCTCGCTACTACCTCTACATCGGATTATTTCATCTCTCGACTACTCAATCTCCAAATGGAGAGGTTTCGCACAAAGTATCAGGTTTAGCGACCTGGAGCGAACCTACTCTATCACCTCCTACGTTGTTTCCCTTAAGTACTAAAACGCATCCCAGATTAGGGGCTAAGTGACAGTACATCGTCTTGCAAACTCCCTGAACTATTTCTCGTGCTAAACTCGGTATCCGCCTTTTGAGCGGTCCGTAGGCAGCCCTTATAGGCAGCTAGTTATAGCCAAAGGAAGTAACTCTTTATCCTTTCCCGTAATTCCCAGTCGTGAGACCAGTACCGACGAGTC